ATGAACATAACGGCCAAAAACATTCTGACAGTAGGCGATGGACGATATAAGATCGCGCCGAATTTGTACCTCGTCGTCCGAAGAAACGGACTCAGCAGAGCGTTTGTCTTCCGATACACGTTCGACGGAAAGCGCAAGGATCTATCACTGGGTGATCCAACATTCATCAAGATTCAAATGGCGAAGGATGAGGCACTCAAATGCCACACTCTCCTCACACAGGGGGTCGACCCGAAGGCTTTCAGAGAAGAAAAGAAAGCACCGGCTAAGACAAAGCACGAACCAACATTCAAGGAATATGCCGAGCGCATCATCCCGATCATCATTGAGGTCAAGCAATACAAGAACAAGCACAGCATCAATGAATGGCGTCGGTGTATCCTCGGCCTCGCCGTCCAGCACATCGGAGACATGCCGATTAAAGAGGTCGAAACGTCTCACATCCTTTCAATCCTCAATCCGCTCTGGAAGGATCAGACTCCGACAGGCATCAAAGCCCGTGGTTTCTTGGAAACCGTCTTTGCCTATGCAAAACGTGAAGGTTTTTACAACAAAGAGAATCCGGCTACTTGGCGCGGCAATTTGGACGCATGGCTGCCATCCCCTCAGCGCATCTACACCACCAGGCATTGCCCTGCCGCTACGCTTGATGAGGCAATCGACATCGCAAGCCGATTGCTTGCAGGTGAGGTCGGAGAGCCTTCTTCACGTCTTGCCGCACTCTTCGGCATCTTGACCGCCACGCGCCGAAAGGAATTTACGCTCGCGTTTTGGGATGAAATCAATCTCGAAGAGCGCATCTGGTACATCCCGCCTGCTCGCAGAAAGGACCGCAAGCCTTTCCCGCACCGTGTCCCTCTGAGCGATCAAGCCATTGAAGTGCTGCTTGCCGCTAACCCGAGCCAAAAGGGACCTCTCTTTCCGTCGCCTTACTGGGCGCACAGACCAATCCGCATCGACAACCCGTATCACACGGTCAGCAGGCTCACAGACGGCAAAGTAACAATGCACGGATTCCGTTCGACCTTCCGAGACTGGGCGGCCAGAAACAGTGTGGACAGAGTCGTCGCAGAGAAATGCTTGATGCACGCAACCGGCAACGCCGTTGAGCAAACATATCAGCGTGACGACCTATGTGAACTACGTCGTCCCGTCATGCAGTCGTGGGCCGACACGATCATGCCGAAGAAGAAGTAACGTTTTTCGAAGGCACAAAAAACGCCCCACCTACCGATCAATGGTAAGTGGGGCATTTTCGTC